AGCACTTGTTACATCACAAATAAACTTATTAGTATTTGAAATACTATCTCGTGTTATATCTACACCATCCTTAAAAATAAATACTTTTGAAGGATTTAAATTACGTATTACTTTATATTTGTTTGTTTCTTTAGCATTAACAACTTCAAAGTCTAACTCAACATGAGTCTTACCACCTGTAATGTTGTTTGGTATAAGGTCCTTCTTTAGTTCGCGAAGAGTATCCCCAAAGATTGCAAAATAAATAGAGTCAGCAATGGTACTCTTACCGATTGCATTCCGTCTATCAGGCTTATCTTTATTAGTGCCAGTGATTACATGTAGACCCTTACTGAAGTCCACAACTACCGGCTCTTCACCTACTGATAAAAAGTGCTGTATAGCAACGCGTTTAAAATTAACCTGTTTCATTGTTTGCAACGCTCGTATAAACCTAACGTATATTCAATTATAGCCTTAGCATCATCTAAATCCATTGTTCCTATAAACTCTTCGATGGCTTGCTCTACATCTACCCCTGATAAGTCTTCAATATTATCTCTATTATCTAAAATTCTATTAAAGTTAATATCATAATCTATAGAAAGCTGTTCTGGTTGTAGTTTGTTAAATACTGCAGTAAGAATATCCATATCGTCTTGTGAGATATTTTTATCTACTTTTAACTTAACAATATTGTTACTAATTTTATTTTTGACGATTGGTGTAATATCACCTTCCTCTACTAATTCACTAAGAGTAATTTTTTCATAGCATGGTGAAACGTTATTTTCGAAAAATTCATATTCTAAGGTATCCAAATCTAGTATATGATAGCCTTTTCGATTACCTGCATCCCCGAAATCCATCTGAAAGGGATTACCAACATACAAAATAGTACCAGCACCAAACTGCTTTTCATGTCTAGTATGGAAATGTCCGGATATAATTAGAGAAGATTTTTTGAGAAGATCTTTAACTCTAACACCCTCTTCACAAATCTTAAAGGCATTCATTTTAAAGGTCTCAATTTCAAAATGACCAAAGATTACATCGCTTTCCTCAATAACCTTAGTAGGAGTATTCCATGGACAGAAAGAAAGCTTTTTATCAAATGCTTCTAACGTCTGGTATTGCTCCAATATGGTAACGTTTTTTCTATTTTTAAAAATAGATAACGAGTTTACATCTGTTCTATGTTTATAGTAAATATCGTGATTACCAGTAATAGCAATAAGATTAAACTCTTCAAACATATCTAAAATATCTGCTGATACTTGTAATGTATTAACAGATATTTCTGATCGGTTGTGATGCCAATCCCCACAAAAAATAAGATCTTTAATCCCTTTATCACGACACTCTTCACGAAACCAATTAGCCCATTCAATAGCATACTTATGCCATTCAGAACTATTAGAGTGTACTCCAAGATGTAAGTCGCTAAAGATAGCAACTTTATTCTTTTTAATAGTCGGAATCATCATCAATAGGCTTCACATAAACAGTACCGTGTGTATTTCTAGGATCTGTCATATACTCCTCATATACTTTCTCTTTATATGAAGTAATAGTTTGATGATGTTTTTTCTCTTTCTTAATGCGATTTATAAATGCGTGATAAGCAATAGTTGTGAAATACGAGAAAGGATTAGACTTGGTCTCAAACCTATATTTTTTATATTTTAATGCCGCATACATTTTAATTAATGCATCACCAATCATATCATCTTTATACGAATAGTTAATAAAGGATCCGTTATAGCTCAAGCCATAGGCGATCTTTTTAATATTCTCAGCCAGGTCGTCGGTCAAGACGTCCGAGTCGTAATACTTCTGTAGACTCGCCTTAAACTCGGCAGGCTTAATATAATACTCTTCTTTAGACATGTTAACATATTATATGTTAAATTTATGATATATCAACTTCCTTATACAGTATTTTTTCCTTATTGTAGATAGACTTACGTTTATCGCAATGTGCTATTCCATAATTTAGCTGATCACAAATGTCAAAGATAATGAGTTTATCTTTTGAATCGTGCTTACGTAAGCCGCGGCCAATAGATTGAACTGTACGTATAAAACTCTTACCACCAGATGCAAAAATAATATTGTGTAAATTTTTGATGTTAACACCTGTTGCAAAAATTGCACTAATCGCGACGACCACGATGTTAGTTTCTCTCTCCATTAATGCTTTAATTTTTTCACGCTCCTCAACATCAACCGAACCTTGAATAAAGTAAGCTTTTTTACCTTCTACTTTTTGGAGATACTCCATAATAACATCACCGTGAGCGATATGATTAACCATAATAAGAGTATTAGCAGAAAGCTTGCTAACCAGGGATTTGATGATATCATTTCGTTTATCATTATTATAAATATACTCAAGCTCATCTCTATAACCAGTCTGACCACTAAAATGAGGCCTCGGACTATAGTTAATATTTAAAATTTTAATGCTAACATTAGTTAGATAATCTTCTAAGCGTAATTCGAAGGATGATTTTTCATAAATAACAGGACCAAGCTTTCCAATAATAGACCATTTGTTAAGTTGATCTTCTGGTAAGGTACCAGTAAACCCAAACTTATTAGGAGTTTTAATTTGCTGAACTATTTTCGAAATTTTATTACCAGCTGTAATTTTATGACATTCATCAACAATAAGTAAATCAATATACTTTAACCAATCATTATCATCAAACCGACTTTGTATAATTCCAATATTTGCAATAATAACATTAGCTGTAAGGTCAGGTTTATTTTTACCAGTCCATTTTGTAAGCTTAAATGTAGTACCGCAGTTAAAAAACTCTTCATACGTTTGCGTTACTAGACCTAAATCTGGCACAAGCATTAAACATTTAAAGGTATCTTTGTCTTTTGATACCCTAAAGAAGTTTTCAATTAATGCTGCTGTAGTAAATGTCTTACCTGCCCCAGTTCCAAGTACGCAAGTACCAGTACCAAGTCTCATAGCTTTACGTATTACCTCTTCTTGATATTCACGTAATGTAAATTTAAACTTATCAAATAAATCCACATTAATACCAACTTTAATGGCCTTAGATAGTTTGTCTGTTACAACTATCTCTTCGTTAATTTGATTTTTTATTAGATATTGACGTACTTCCCAGTACATTCCCAACTCGCACGTACCAGTTGGAGTTATAACATATTTACGTCTTGGAGCAAAACGAGCATATCTTCTAGCAAATCGGGCACCAATATTTTCTACAGAAAAATGTTCGCGAATATTTTCAAACAAATCTGCGTCAGTACATCTTATAATTAATTTACTAGGTTGTCGTGCAGTAGGTCCTTTATAGTCAAACTCTATCATTACATTTGCTCCATCTTCATAATTTCAACAGCATTTTTAATATCGAATCCCATTTGTGACATAGTCTTTTCAACTTTTTCTAAATATTCAATAATAATATCTAGTTCTTTAATTTTTGACGTTAATGAATATAGTGATTCATGTCTCTCTGCTGCTTGCTCTGCCGCAGATTGAGATAACTTTACTGGTGATGTTGCAATTACCTCCTTAGTAATATTTTTCTTAAGTTTCTTCTTCTTTTCAAACGTTTGATTACGTTCAATTTTAGCTTGAATAAGTTTAGCTACCCAGTAATGCTTACGCGCAGGTAAACGCATCGACTGCTCTTTAATATTAAAATCATCAAGTACGAGATCTTTTCCAACCTCTTCGAAATACTTTTTTAGCAATTCCACATATATAGATTAAATAACTATATGGAAAAATCAACTAGTAAATTTGCTCGTTACTTCAAACGGTTATTACAAGTAGAAATGACCACTGGAGACGCTGGTGTTGGTAGTGGTGGTGGTGGGTTTTCTCCTACCAATATTAACTCAAGTGATTCTTATGCACCAGGTGATGCAAGAGTGCCTAAAGCTATAGGTAAAAAGGTTGCTACTAGGAAAGGTTCTGTGGGTAATGTTAATAAAAAGGATAAGAATAAAAAAAATATAGATAAATTATTTTTAAAGGGGGAAAATGCAGAAGAAGAAATGTGTCCTGATGCTTGTTGTGGCATGCCAGTAAGTAAGTGTAAATGCGGACCGGACTGCCCTCACTGTGATTGCCATAAAATTAATAATGCTTGATTTAGGACACTGGACTTGCAAAGAGTCATTAACTGAGTTACCGTTTGGGTTTGTTTATATCATTACAAACTTGTCAAACGATATGAAATATATTGGTAAAAAGCAAATAGTCAAAAAAACTAAAAGACCTCCACTTAAAGGTAAAAAACGTAAAAGAATTATAGTTGGAGAGTCAGATTGGAAGACATATACTGGCTCATCTGATAGATTAAATGCGGATATCGAAAAACTTGGTAAGGATAAATTTAAATTTGAAATAATACGAGGGTGTGGTAATAAAAGTGAGCTAGCATATATGGAAACCTTCTACCAGTTTCAATCAGAAGCCCTTTTACGTGAAGATTATTACAACGGTATTCTTAATGTCCGTATAGGCAAGGTAAAATTTACACAATCTCCCCCTAAACTCTTGCTAACTTAATTTATGTTCCTATAATTCAGGAAATAAATATA